CCCTTAATGCTTAGCCCATAATCCCTTAGCGTTTGACTGCCTCGGCCTTCCATGATGTTCACGACCTTTTCGGTTGCAGTCGCTAAATCAATTCGTTCGGCAGAAGCTAATTCGATGATAACCGGCAACAACTTAGACAATTCCTCTCGGCTTACTTTACCGTAATTAACTAAGGCTGTTTGCGCCTTCATGATGTCGTCGTTATCGAATAGTCCGTCGAATTTTGCCGCTAATTGGTCGGCTTCGCGTTGTAGCCCAATGAGCATATCACCTTTACCGATGTTGTTTAGTGAACGGTTAAGGTCATTTGCTACCTGTGTGGCTTCGCGGAATTCGTCTGATGCGTCCGATACAAAACCTGATAGAGAATTCATAACGGTTTGAAACAAGGCCATGCCACCCCCAATACCCAACCCCATCGCTAAACTGCTCCCGAAAGATGATACCTTGCTGCCAAAGGATTGCGCCTTAGTTGACATTGCAGCCAATTGATTATCGACTTTGCCCAACTCCCTGAGTAATGCCTGAACATTTGCGGGATCGTTTGTCTTTCTCAGTTGTTCGTATAAGTCCTTTTGTGAGCGCCGTAGCTTTTCTGTAAGGTCTAACTGCTTTTTTTGCGCTGTTGTAATGTTATCCGCTGCGGTCTGCATCTTCTTTAGTTCGCCGGTAAGCCGTTGAACCTTCGCGGGGTCATTTGTTTTGCGTAGTTGGTCCTCTAACTTTGCGCCGCCGGTTCTGAGTTCGTCCAAAACCTTATCCTGATGCTTCATTTCATCAGTAACTTGCTTCAACTCCTTTAGGTTTGAATCCCAACTAATTCGGGCGATTGCGTCAAATATTTCAGCCATAAATAAACCTTTGTTTAGATTTACTCAGTTCAATAGGCCGAAGCACGCCAACGGTTACAAAATTAAACGCTTTTGATGGAATTATTTTCTTTTTTTTGCGTTCATGGCCTCAGACCTGTTTTTATCCGACTTCTGTTTGGCTTCCAACCGCCTTACCGCTTGTGAATTAGCGTATAAGAATTGGTAAAACGCTTCGACACTCCATTTCATTACCTCTTTGATTTCAGAGGGTTTGCGGTCTGCAATGGTGAAGATAAGGTAGTTGTTTTCTTCAATACGCGCCTGTATCTCTAATCCAATGTCGGCAACTGGCTTTGGCGCTCTTTTACGGCTTGGAATACGGCTAATATATCGCTGTTGGATATATCCGCTGAGTTGTTGATGTAGGCGAAGGCCTTTGTAATAAAAAAATCCCTGTTCGCTTCGTCCCTCCTCCAGACTTCTTTTTTCTTCTTTTGGAATTCAACATCCATTTCAATGGGTTCATCATCCATCATAAAGTAAACACAGGCCAAATCTTCGTAGTGCTGCATTTCTGCAATGCGTTTAATTCGGCCTTTGATGTTTTGCCCGATAGCGATACAATCCTGCTTTAGTTGCTTGATGTCATTGATTGACATAGCGCGGTCGATTAGTTCCGACATCATGTTATCTAAGAAGTCCTCAGATATCCCCATTCTGATGTATAACTCCTGTATTTCAGCCTCCATGTAGCGTTGATAAAGGATTTCATCCGCCTGATGGATTTCATAAAACTTATGGCCGTCTATGACCTTAACGGGTTCACGCCTCAGTTGTGGGTGTATTGCCTCCATTGGTTAGTTTGTTTAGTTGTTCTGTGATTCGGTCGCGTTCAGTCCCGGGCTTGTAATACGGCAGGATATAGTTCAGAATGCCGGGCCAACCATTGATGATATAAGCAGACCGCATGCGTTGATAGTGGTCAAGATGTTTAACCGCTTGGGGCATCTTTCCTGCTTCGATTAGTACATTTTTAGGCAATAGCTTTGCCATGTGCTTCATCTCAACTCTGACCTCCTTAGTTATGCCTGCTACAATCATGCGCGGTTGTATCTTACTACGTTAAAAACGCCGTTATGAATCAGTATCGTATCTGTGTTGTTATACAGCCTGAGTTGAAACAATCCAGTCATGGTTGTGTCTGTTATTTCTGTGAATTCGATATATGAACTACCATCACCATGACTCATTGTATAACCGATGTTATCATGCTTTGCCCATGCATAAAACGGTCGCTGTGGACACGTCCAGCTATCTGAATCGCTATAACAACCGGTTGTGAGTGTATCGGTAACGATTTGAAATGAAACCCCGTTGTATGCATTACCGGGCTGTGCTTGACTGAATACAAACGGCTGGCATGCTGTAACAGAACCCAACCAACCGAAGCTACCTGTTGACCATGTAACGGTATCGGTCTGATTAACAACATAGGAAATCGAACCCGACACAGGCGGTAATTGATAGTTTGGATTGCTCGATTGATTGCATGACAATATCAGGGCCGCTACGGCCATTAATAGGTATTTCATAGTTTAAAAGTTTTCATATAGTCATTCAGATAGGTAGTTAATAGATATAAGAAGCCATCAGTTAAGTGCATACCATATTCGGTATTACCTGATGTCTTAAACATCTTATCCTTACCTTCCTCAGTCGTTGCTAACTCAATATCAGCTATTAAATCAACGGTTCCGACTGGGCAAAAGTACAACTTTGGATGGTTTTGCAAAATAGTATTTACAAAAATCCTGATTTCTCTCCATGCATTCTCGCCGGAATAGTTGATTTGGCACTTATCAATCTGATTAATACTAATCTTTAACGCCTCCCTTATCATGGTGTACATCGTAGCATTCGGGCTGTTAAACCCTTGATTCCGGTTGTGGCCTGATGGGTCGCCGGTTACCCTAAGCACCGCGCCGGGGAAATCAGTAAGTATGCGCTGACATAGCTGTGAAATTGTGCAGTTCGGTATCTTGTAGGCTTTCAAAACGAATATAAACGAGCCCGGAACCAATTGAGAAACCACGCATGTAGCGGGGTCGATGTTGAAGTCAAAACTGAGTATCAACGGAAACGCTGGGTTGAACGGTATGCGTTCTGGGTAAACATGCCTTGATTTGTCGAATGCGTAGAACCACGGGTTTTTGTTTTCAAAGCTATTCCAATCTCCTTCAATCATTCGGGCCTTGATGTCGGGCGGCATTCGGTTCCACACCTCCCATTGTTGTTTAGTGTTTGACGGCTCATTCGTCGGGCTAAGTGGAACGAATAGTTCCGATTGTGGTAACGTCCCCGATTTGTAAGGCGTATAGATTTCTTTTTTAATCCACCCGGGGTGCGGATTACATGTAGTTAATACAAGCGGGTTCGGCTCATCAGGAATATGCCACGATCCGACACGCTGAAGGACGGCGTTGTAGTATTCATAACTCACGTCCTCTAATTGGTCAAAGAATGCGCCGTTAATCTCAAGGCCTAAAGTATCGGTAAAATCTTTATCCCTGCTTTCGTTTGCGCCTATGAAGAATATCCGCGCGCCGTTTGGTTTGTACAACAAGTGATAGTTAGACCTTGATTTACTCCAATGCCATTTCTTTGAGCCTCTAAGTATCTTTGAAAATGTTTCAATCGTTGTGGATTCAAGGATAGTTAAATCCTTCCTGTGAACGCTCCATTTGCTTAAAGGGTATTGAATTGCAAGGGTAATCAATGCAAGCGAATTGGTAACGGTTTTGCCTCCCCTAATTGCCCCGCCTGAGTGAATCCTGTTATATGGGTTAAGCCCCTGCGCTGCGCCTATAATGGTTTGGAACAGATTGAATTGTGTGGGCCTATCTTTAAAACTAAATTGCAATTTATCCGATTGTGATTTTTGCGCCGTTTGGTAGTTCTAAAACCTGATGCTCTTTGTCTTTGCCTTCGGAGTCGGTTTCAGCTATTGGCGTCACGACCTTACCATAAGCCCGGTCTAAAAGCAATTCAGCGGCTTTTATGTCTCCATCCAAAGCCCGCTTCTTAACCGCTTCCAATATTTGTTCTGCGGTTTGTATTCCGTTTGAATCTTCTGAGGCCATTACTTTTTTCATCAATTCTTTTAATGCTGGGATTTCTTTAGGCCGTCCGTTCGGGTTCCCTGATTGGCCTTTTTTGAACGGCGTCCCTTTACCGACTACGTTTTGTGGGTTTGGCATAAATGGACTGTTTTAGGACTGTTTGACTTTGAAATACAAAGCAAATATAAACTATATTTATCAAAACCAAACAAGCCCCTTTTATGGGGCCTGTTCAGAAATTGATAAAACAACATGAAAACGGATCAGTGCAAAGGTAATTAATAGGTTTGGAATTGCAAAAGATTTATTTCAGTTATCCGG